TAAAAAAGCGTATTTTCTCATTCGGTGCCTCCGAATTATTTGATTTCAATAAGACGGGGACGCTTCTCCTTTGGAAGTTCGACTCTCAGATCAATGACTAGTAAACCATCCTTGAAGTTAGCTCCATCGACAACAACGTGTTCTGACAATCTAAAGGTTCTTCGAAACTTTTTCTGTGAAATCCCTTTGTGTAGATATTCGCGCGGTTGGTCTTGTTTGATTATTTCTGCTGAAACGACCAACAATCCATCACGCACTTCAACTTCCAAGTTTTCTTGGTCATATCCGGCGAGCGCGAGTTCTACTGAGAATTCCTCTTCACTGTGTTTAACCACATTATGTGGTGGATAGAGTTTGTTGTCTGTCATGTCCGACAGTCTTTCAATCTCTGACCAAACGTGATCAAATCCAATGAAATGTGAGCGTGGAAATGTAAATGCTTTAGTTACCATAACGGTTTCTCCTTATATCTAAGCGAGGTGTTGTTAGTGTGACCCGACCATTCGGCATCACGATTCTATTTATACTCAGAATGCTACGCTGAGTCTTCAGAACCTTCGGTAATAGTAACCATTTCTTCGGCAGGTTTCAACTCAGCAATTGCTTTGGAGAATGCTTGTTCTAGAAAAGCATTTTGCTCTGCTTCTTTTTTCTTTTGATCGTCATTCTTCTTGTTGTAGAATTCAATCAGGTTACTGACTGCGGCGAGCAATTCCTTCGCTTCATTATACTTTTTGACTTCGGCGTCCACTGACTCGACGATGTCAGAATGCTCTCCGATTCCAGCAGAGGATTCCATATAAGTGCGGATGTTGCAGTTGGCGGCGAGCATTTCTGCTCTATATTTCATTTGAAGGGTTGATAAGATATCTGTTCTCATAATAAACTCCAATTTACACTTTAATATTAATTGTCGATTTTGGAGATAATCCCAATCCTTCTTCACGCATAAACATTTTTAGATAATGTTCGAACACCTTTGGTTGATGTTTTGGGTTCGGAAGGTTGGGATATCTCTTCAAAAATTTACTCAATAATTCATGACTCAACATAGTTACTTGTTGTTGCCAATATTATACTTAGGGCATAATTCCCACTCGGATTTCTCTTTGAATCCGATAATCTTTATTTGCCTTAATGGCGCGCAATCGATTGCGACTTCTTCATTAACGATTTGGATTAGACCCCAATCAGAGAGAAGTGTGGCGATTGTATTTCTTCGTTGAATATCAGACTCTTCTAAGTTAGACTTTTTGCCGTCGAGCAAAAATAACTCTTTGAAATGTACAATGAAGTATCTTCCTTGTTTGTGAAGAATATGACAGGATTGAAATAACTTCTTTTCTTTACGAGAAGCAACTCCAATACGTGTTAGCGTTTCGCGAACCTTTAAGAAATCATCCGGTTCGTTCAACACTATTTCCAGCATGTCCGCCGGAGACCATATATTATTGTCTTCCACCTTTATTTATCCTTATTTTTATTAGATCGATTTGCTCTTTCGAAAGGAGAGGTAAGGCATGCTTTGCTTTCTCATGACTGTATCCATAATATTCTTTTACCGCTTCAACATCACTTTCAATCTCAAGTTTATTCCACTTTGAAAACCGCTTGCGTTTTCGAACTATATTTAGTAAAAAGTCGAATTGCAGGCGGTTGTCTAAATTGTGGTACTTGTTCATAATATTTGCTGCAGCGACCGTATCAGGGAAATATGACAAAGATCGATTCACAATAAAGGAATTATACGCTTTCTCCTCGGTATCAGATTCAATAATATCTTTTTTAGAATAATTAATCGCATTTACATAATCAAAGGGGTTCATTTTACCTCATCACCATAATTTGGGTTTCGCTAACAAGCGGATCTTCAGGGTTTCTAATTCTACCGACCGAGACTATTAATAACATAACTGCCAGTGGATCGAACACCGATACGATTAGAAGTATAACCCATCTCACCGCCCGATCAAAGTAATTTTCAGCATTCTCGCCATAAATTAACTCGGCGATGTATTTAAGTGGTCCAATTTCAATCTCCAACGCCAACCTGTCGCGTTTGAGGTCGAATAGATCTGTTTGCCATGTTTCAATTGTCTGGTACGACTCATCGATCGTTTCGTTAAGAGTCTGCCTTTCTTCTTTTTGAGATTCGCGAACAGCAATCGCACCGTCATCTCCTCGGATCCTGTCGAAATCGATGAGTGTTTGAACCGACGCGTCAAGTTGAGAGAGAACTGTCTCTGCGTCAGAAATAGTTCGGCGTTCATTTTCAATACGCCGTTCAATGTTTTGTATTTGTAATTCATTAATGCCTCCATCACTAACAGACTGCTCCATATGTGCTTTCGAAAGATATCCAAAGATGCCCATCGAAGTAATAAACATAAGAACAATCACCGCGAAGGAAAGATAGATACGAGTAAACCACCCCGTATCTCTCCATTCTAAGTGCAACCAAGTTGCAGCAACAAGTTTACCGATTTCAAGGATTCCTGCCATAACCACAACAGATAAAAATGCGCCGGAAAAAATACTCGCCAACCCAATGATAGAGAAGTATGCCGCCACTGCGGCAATACTAATCGCTGTGATCAGTGTCAGATATTTCATCTGAGCGAAACTTCTCATTCGCGCGGATCATAGACTCAAGGAAATCTGTATCTGTGTCTCTACTAGACATCTTCAATAGAGCATTAGTGTCTTTGGGCAAGCAATGCCCGCCATATCCAAACTTGCCGTCTGGTCCTGGAACTTGGGAATGACTCGTGCCGATACGAGGATCAATTCCAATGGCATCTACCATCACATCAAAATCTTTGTATCCAAGACCATCATAGATCTGAAACATCTGATTCCAAAACGTAACCTTCGTTGCAAGGAATGTGTTCTCTACATACTTTGCGAATGCTGCCTGATTTCTCGAACAGAATTTAACTTCGGTTAGGTGAGGCAATAGAGGTTTAAACATCTCGTGCCAGAACCTCATCGCCCCACCGCCATAGATAGCAAAGGTCTGCTCTCTAAATTCTTTGGCAGGATCACGGTTGGCATTTGAACTCGCAAGGAATTCCGGAGAGACCGTTATCTCTAAATCATCATAATCTTCTAAGAATGTCGGAATAACCGCGCTCTTTATCAGATACTTGGTGTCGCCGTATTTCGCAAAGACGTCCGCGACATTAGAAGTATCGCTCTCGCCGTTAGGCAACGCAGGTGTTGCAACACAAACAATAACGCCGTCCACTGTATCTACTAGAGTTTCCGGAAAATTGAGATCTTTGTATGGATCATCAACATAGACGTCTAGACCGTCATGCTTTTCCAAAACTTCGGCGATAGATTGACCGACTGGTCCGAAACCCGCGATTACGATTCTCATTAGATTACAATACCACTAGTGTTTGCACGATATTCTTTTTCGACTTCTTCTACAGTCGGAACCATTAGAACGACAGAAGTCTTCGACAAAGTTACTTCGTCTAGTTCTGGTTTACCGGTCATGCACAAAGAAGGGACAAGTATTAGACCTTGCTCGTTTTGCGAAAGCAACCTTGGGTCGGCAATTGTAACATCATTAGTTGTCTCAGACTGATACTTACCGATAATTTCTCCAGCAAGGGTTACGACTGACACGACATCATTTTTTGATAAACTCATTTTCTATTCCTTAAAGGTTGGTTGTTAATTGTATGTATATTCTTTATTTGAACTCGACATTCGCCATGATCTCGGTCATGCAAGCAACCATGTTTAGTTCATGGTCTGCAACGAATGCATTCTTGTATTGGTAATCAGCGAGTATGAGGACCAATTGGGGTATTGAAGATGGATCGACTTTCTCGTACATATTATCATATATGCTCCGAAAAATGACGGAAGCATCGACGTCAATATTGTTTGTAACCCAAGAGCGCATCTTCTTGAAATCTTTGACCTTCAGCGAAGAAAATAGTGCCTCGTAATTTCCGTTCGCTTTACTGCCGAGAGATGCTAGGTCAAGAACACCGGAGGAAGAAGAACGTTGGAGTTCGTTTAAGACGCGTCTCCAATCGGGAGCGAACCTCATAATCAATTCAGCGAGCAACTTGGTGTCCGGTATCTGGACATTTTCTTCTTGTAAAATATTCTGAGATCGCTTCAGGAATTTTCCACAAAGTTCCGGAAGATCCTTCTTGGTTATATTAAACTCATATACACCACACCGACTGTGTAGTGGTTCGATGATACGATTTTTGAAGTTACAAGTTAGGATGAACCTGCAGTTATCTGAGAACTCTTCAATGAATCCTCGTAACGCAGGTTGGGTGGACTGTGGATTTAAATAATCTGCCTCATCTAGAATCACAACCTTCACGTCACCGGCGAGGGAGACTGTCGAGGCAAATCTTTTAATTTTGTTTCGAAGGGTGTCGATGTTGCCTTCTTCAGACCCGTTGATCATTATATAATCGCACCCAAGTTGATTACACAATGCTTTTGCGATTGTTGTTTTACCGAGACCAGCAGTGCCGGTAAACATCATGTTAGGAATCTCGCCGGTATCTACAATCTGTTGGAACACTGTTTTGGTACTTTCGGGAAGGACGCAATCTTCTACTGTGCGCGGTCGATACTTCTCGACCCACAAAAAATCACTAGGCATTTAAAACTCCATTATATAAAAGATGAGGGTCATGCGACCCTCTCATAGTTCGATATTCAATAATATCTATTTCCTATCAAGGAATCAATCGCGAAACAATATCTGCCTTAGTGCCAGAAGTATCTACTCCTGCGTCAACTGCAAGTTTCTCGAGATCTGCTTTCGTCAAACGCATCAGACGATTAGTCTCAGCACTCGAATCAGATGCTTGCTGAGGTGGTGCTTCAGGTGCGGGTGGTGCTGCTGGTGCTGGATTGACAGGAGTCGAGGGGTCAACGTGCTTGCTCCCAGGACGGACGATGTAAAAAATTACACCTGCTGTAATCAGCAATACAACGATTGCGAGTTCCATAGATTACTCCTCCGCCGCAGCAGCATCTTCCAAGCGTTGAATAACTTGAATACACTGATCGCGCAACTGACCGATTGTTGACAATTCCTCACCACGGAAACCGCCACGACCTGTTACAGTGTCAACAACTGCAACGGTGCTTCGACAAACACGGTTCACCAATTCTACTACTTCACTATCCATTTTAATGTCTCCTTAGACCTTGCTAGTTTTCTGTAACGCTACCCAATACTCTACATTGGATTCTGTATTGACGAAATGCGAAATAAGTTTCTTAGAAAGAGAAACCTCATAATCGCCTTCGATCATTTTTAAGTTGGCGATGCTGAAGATATACTTAAAGTCTTCGCTGGTTGCTTCGCCGTCGACCGCAATCTTGATTGCATTCGAAGAAGAGTCTTCATTGTTCGCGACCGCCAGAACAATAACGCCGTCTTCGTTCTGGACAGAAACTTCGGTATGCCCCAAAACAGATGCTGCCTTTTTAATCCGATTCATAGTCTCTCGATCTAAACGGAAAGAAACATCTGCCGACGGCATAACAATTTCATTATTTGTTGTCGTGAGAATAGAAGGATCTGAATAGAAATACTTCAGACTAGACCGTCCGCTACCGTCTGAGATATCCATATTGTTTTCGCCGAACGAAATACGCGGATTCTCAACAAGACTTAGGGCACTCAAGAATTCATTTAATTCGTAGATGCCAAACCCAATTGGGAACTCTTCTTCGATCTCTGCTCGTGCTAAGATAGTCTTAGATTCTGATACAGTTCGAAGAACATTTCCTGTATGGATAACAATGTTTGAATTGACGGAAGCGAAGTTGTTTAGAACTTGCAATGTGTTTGAACTTAATTCCATAATAAAAATAACCTTTTTGAATATATAAGAATTATATGAATTTTGATTACTGTTTTCAAGCAATCTTGCTGAAGTTTTTGTGTTTGATAAATTCAATCTTAGAATCGAACTTACCGTCCAAGAGTTCACCTTTATGCGATATGATGAACACATTACTATTCGCGTCGAGCGTATCAAGAATCTTAGTCAGATTGTCAACACCATCCGCGTCCAAACTCGAGTCGAAAGTTTCGTCGAGTATGAGTAAGTTTGTCGCCACGCTATTCTTCATTCGGGCAACCTGTCTCCAAGTAAACAACAAGGCGAGGTCGATACGCTGTTTCTCGCCTTCAGAGAAAGAGTCGTACGAAAACGCATCGCGATGCCTAGACTTGATTGTTTCTTTGAACGTATCATCTAGGTCGAAAGAGACATAAAAGTCGAGTACCTGCAAAAACTGATTTGTCAATTTGTTGATCACAGGCAAATACTGTTTAATTATCTTAGTCTTTATTCCAGTGTCTTTCAACATCTCATTTACAACATTGAAATATGATACCTCGTCTGCTAAATCAGACTTTTCTTCGACAATTGATTCTTTCTGAGACCCTAGCGTCGACAATTCTAATTCTGCTTTCTCGACGTCACTTGTGTTCTCCTCAAAAGAAGCGAGCGAAGATTGTAAAGAGGCAATTCGTTTTTGATGGGTAGTGATCTCAACCTGTTTCTTATCGCGTTCAGATATCTCTTCAAGCAAAGACTGGATCTGATCGCCTATGCTTTCCAATGTCTCGTTGAGTTTGGATATCCTTGCTCCTGCCTGTATTCTTCCGTCTTCGAGGTCGTCCCACTTCTTTGCTGCTTTTTCTGTTTTTGACTGTTTAAGTCCTTCGTCGATACTTTGATCACAGGTGGGACAAGTGGCATTATTTTCATAGAACAATATCTCTTTGTTTAGTTCTTTCTGTTTTACTCCAAACTGATGATCGAATTTAGCAACCTCTGTCGCTTCTTTCGAAACCTTCGACGACTCACCTCGGAGTCGCTCAAGCGCACCCGAATCAACTTCAGGTAATTGTATACCAGAAATTAATTCTTCGAGAGAAGAGATCTCTTTGAGTTTCTCGTTCTTAGCTTCATCATTAAGGGCATATAATCGGTTGACATACTTCTTTGCCGAATCAATCTTCACTTGGATCGATTCGAGTTCCATAGCATTAGCACGAACCCTTTCCTTCAAGATAGACTGGCGCTCTTTGAGAATAGAATTCATTTTAGAGAACACGTTGATATCAAGAAGATCTTCGATAACGTCACGCCGGTGTTGTGCTGGAAGTTGCATGAATGGAATAAAACTACTGCTACCGAGCACGACAATCTGGTGAAAAGATTTGTGGTTCAACTTGAGGATATTCTGTTCTAGAACTTTCTGATACTCTTTATTGTGTGAATCTTGGTTGACCAACGTCTTATCTTTCCAGATCTCGAACTTGATCGGTTTGATTCCTCGTACAACCTTGTACTCAGATCCGTTGACTGTAAACTCTATTTCAACAACACAACCTTTATTGTTAATCGAGTTGATCATCTGGTTCTTGTTGATGTTGCGATGTGCTTTGCCGAATAGACCGAACGACAACGCATCCAACATGGTTGACTTTCCTGCACCATTTTGACCGACGATAAGGGTCGAAGAAGAATAGTTGAGGTCGATTTCAGTGAAGTTGTCGCCCGTAGACAAAAAATTACGGTATCTAAGTTTTTTAAATGTGATCATACTATCTCAAGCGTTTGTGCTTCAACCATTAATGTGTGCACCATGTTCTTAATGCGATCCTTATCCAAATGCGTATCAACCGCATCTACATAACTATACAAAAGATCTTCGGTAGATTCAAGCGAAACTTTGCCGTCTTCAACACTAGAACCAACAAACTCCTCGAAGTTCTCTGCAATCTTTAGTTCATGAATCCTTTTATTAGAAATTCGGTCTACAAACTTTTCGAATAACTTAGGATCGGATTTATTCACAACGATGATCTTGACGAACTTGTCTTCAACGTCTGGGAGTTTACCCACTGAATATTTAAACTCTGCTTTATCTACTGTGTCATCGTAGTAAACTCTCTCGAATAACCGAACCGGATTTAGGACTGGTGTCAGTTCTCGAGTGTCGGTATCAAACACGTGGAAGTATTTCGGGTCGTGGGCATCGCTCCAGAAAAACTCCATCTGAGAACCAAGATAATGGATGTTGCCGCTAGATGACTTGGTGTGGAAGTGACCTGTCAGAACGGTCTCGAACCTCGAGAACGCCTCGATAGGCATGCCATCTGTACAGGGTATACCTGCTTGCATTTCGAACCCAGAGAGTTCGAGGTGCGCGCCGACGTGGGTCGCTTTACACTTAGATAAAAAGCGCAATGATTCCTCTTCATTTTCATGATTAATCCAAGGAACCAGTGCGAAGTCTAGACCGTCATAATCCACCACCATCGGTTTCTCGATGATACGAACTTCTGACATATAATGACCTAGGAGTTCTTTGAGTGCATTAAGGTTATTTGTGTTCTTGTAATAAACATCATGGTTTCCAGGTATGATGTCCATGTGTATCCGTAATTCTCTGAGTTTCTCCAGAAAGATCTTCCGATTGTGCTCGAGTGCTTTGAAGTTAATAAACTTACGATTGTCATAGTAATCACCAAGGTGCAAAATCTTTTTGATGCCGTGCTGCTCAAGATACGGGAAGAAAACGTCACGATAAAATTTTTCCTGATAGTCCATAAACACTTCAGACGAGTTTCGGATTCCCGCATGAGTGTCGTTTAGTAATGCAATTTTCATTTACTTGCTCGCAAGTTGTACAACGATTACGAATAATAACATATTTGTCATTAACAATTCAAGTGCCAGAATAGTGTGATACCATACCCAGCGAGTCTTGTATGCATTATTAATACTTATGTCTTCTGGATCCGGTTCAGTCGAAGAAATTTTCGATTTTGGCAATAATTTATCTAAAAACATTCTAATTCTGTAATCCATACTCATCATCATTATCTAGAAATTGGGATAGGTCTGAATCTACCTTTCTCTTTCTTTTCTTATACTTCACTTCTTTCTCATACTCTGAAACGATATCGTCTGATTTCTTTACAGTTTCAATCCTTTCTCTCAAACTATCAACAAATGCTTGTGTCTGTGCGACTGCCTCGTCGTCGGATTCTTCTGCGGAAATCAAATCTAAAATATCAGTCTCAGAAATATATTTCATTTTGATATCTTGTTGCTTCTTCTCCTTTTCTATTCTCCGAAGAAACGCATACCATGAGATCTGTGTAAAGTACGCAAAAGCATTCGGTTTACCGGTGCGGGTGGCAGTTTCGAGGTTGTAGTTATCGATCGCTTTGAGACAGTTCTCAACAGCATCCATCATCATTTCTTCGCGATAGGTATAACGAACAAAATTCGCTTTATGCGAGAGACCTTCTGCGATCTTTAAGAAACACGCAGCAACATAATTATTGATCTGTGGTTTTGGTTCGCCCCGTTCTTCGCACTCGCGCGCATGACGGACATACTCAACCACAGCAGCAGAAAAATCTGCGTTGTTTACATAATGCGGTTTTTCTTTCGCTTTTGCTCTAGCAGTCATTAGTTAGTACCTCTTCAAATAGTTCATCAATTATATGAAATGGAAACCAGAAATTCAAGCACAAAATAATTGTTGAATTTTTAGTTAGAAATAATTAAAATAAAGACATGGCGTTGAGGGAAGAATATAGAAATTTCAGTGCAGAGTATCTTTGTCCTTTTTTGGAAACTGCAAGACCTTACCCTTTGTCGGTTCGCTTCCATCCGAATCTTTTACAATTCCTCTAGACATTTCTCTTTTTTCTTCTGGTGAGGCATCATCGTAATCTTCAAACATATCACTCAACTCATCAACCAAGTTTTGAATATACTCAGCATCCATCGCATCATAATAATTTTGTCTCATCCTAGAGATGTTATGTAATTGCGATTTGGCAACAGTATACTCTTTCATAAAAGATCTGGTCGGTTCACACAACGCCAGAATCTTATCACTCGCCAAAGAAATGTAGTCGCCGTCACCTTCCATCATGGCGATCCAAGGTTTAAAAAGATATTGCGGTGCTGTTGGGTCAGTGCTATTCCTTAAAAGGATTAATGCATTTTTGACTGTAAAATCACTATCATCCTCGCAAGGAAAATCAACCACCTCACATGCTATTTCTTCACCAGAAACCAATTTAAATTGAATCACTTTACTGCTCATATGTCTACCACATTAATTTTATAAGGAAACTTTTCTCTAATATATATCTTAATTCTTTCACCACTATGCAGCAGTGTAAAGTTCTTCTTAGACTTCCAATGTAGGTCGTCTGCAATATCAAGTAGTTTGGTGGTTGATCCGTCATCAGACAAACGAAGACCCCGACCTATCGATTGGAGTACTCGGATTTGACTTTTTGATGGAGATGCAAATATAACGTTATGCAGATTTTTGATATTAATACCAGTGGAGAAAGTGCCCAGAG